AGGAGAACCAGAGGAACTTGGAACTCTTTTGAGTATATCAAATCCCATCACAGGGACAACGATGGCATCAGCAAATACATTTTATCCAATTATAAGTTTGCGTCTGAAGAGTAATAATCTAACTGGTGTAATGCTCTTGAGATCATTACAGGCAGCAACTAATGATAATACTAATGTTTATTGGCAACTTCTACAAAATGCAACACTGACTGGAGGAACTTGGGCAGATCATCCCGATCCAAACTCTTTTATGCAGTATAATATTACTCAAACTGCAGTATCTGGTGGAAGTGATCTTTTAAGTGGTTTTGTGGTTGGTGGTGGTGGGTCATTAGTTGATCTTGATATTAGAGCAGCACTTCAATTAGGTAGAAGTGGTATTGGAACAATTAGTGATACTTATACACTTGCTTGTGCATCTCCAAACACCAACAAAAAAGCACTTGCAGTATTAAATTGGATTGAACAGAGGTAATTTATTATGAGTGAAGTTTATCTTGGTAATCCTAATCTAAAAAAAGCAAATACACAAATTGAATTTACAGAAGAACAAATTATTGAGTTCTTAAAGTGTAAAGAAGATCCCGTTTATTTCGCAAAAAATTATATTAAAATTGTTTCTCTGGATCACGGTCTGGTTCCTTTTGAGATGTATCCATTTCAAGAGAAACTTGTAAGAAACTTCCACGAGAACAGATTTAATATTTGTAAGATGCCCCGTCAGACAGGTAAATCTACAACTTGTGTTTCATATTTGTTACATTATGCCGTATTCAACGACAATGTTAATATAGCTATTCTAGCAAACAAAGCATCCACAGCAAGAGACCTTCTCGGAAGACTACAACTTGCTTATGAGAATCTACCTAAATGGATGCAGCAAGGTATTATATCGTGGAACAAAGGATCACTAGAACTGGAAAATGGCTCCAAAATTTCATCTAACTCTACTTCGTCATCTGCTGTCCGAGGCGGATCCTATAATGTCATCTTTCTTGACGAGTTCGCTTTCATCCCGAATCACATTGCTGATGACTTCTTTGCCTCTGTTTATCCTACTATTTCTTCTGGACAAAGCACGAAGGTAATCATTGTATCTACTCCACGCGGTATGAATCACTTCTACCGTATGTGGCACGACTCTGAACGTGGTAAGAATGAATACATACCCACAGATGTCCATTGGTCAGAAGTACCCGGCAGAGATCAGGTTTGGAAAGAACAAACAATTGCCAACACTTCAGAACAACAATTCAAAGTTGAGTTTGAGTGCGAATTCTTAGGATCAGTCAATACACTGATTAACCCCTCCAAGTTGAGAAATTTTGTATATGAAGACCCAATTAAAAGAAATGCTGGATTAGATGTTTATCAACACCCAAAAGAAGAAAATAATTATCTAATTACGGTAGACGTTGCCCGTGGTCTTGGCAACGACTACTCAGCTTTTATTGTCTTTGACATTACAGAGTTTCCATATAAAGTTGTTGCAAAATATAGGAATAATGAAATTAAACCTATGCTTTTTCCAAGTATCATTTACGAAGTAGCAAAAGGTTATAATGATGCTTGGTTATTGATTGAAGTTAATGATATTGGGGACCAAGTAGCGAGTATTCTTCATTTTGACCTAGAATATGATAATGTTTTGATGTGTGCAATGCGTGGTCGTGCCGGTCAAATTGTTGGATCAGGATTTAGTGGTAAAAAATCACAACTTGGTGTGAGAATGACTGCTGCCGTTAAAAAACTTGGGTGCTCTAACTTAAAAACATTATTAGAAGATGACAAGTTACTTACAGTTGATTATGAAATCATATCTGAGCTCACAACATTTGCACAGAAACATAATTCATTTGAAGCTGAAGAGGGATGTAATGACGACCTAGCGATGTGTTTGGTTATTTTTTCTTGGTTAGTTGCTCAAGACTACTTCAAAGAAATGACGGACAACGACGTTCGCAAAAGAATTTATGAAGAGCAAAAAAATCAAATTGAGCAAGATATGTCCCCATTTGGGTTTATTTCGGATGGATTAGAAGACATGGATATTTTTGTAGAAAAAGAAACAGGCGATAGATGGTTAGTTGCGGCAAATAATAATTCTATGGAGTCTATGGAAATTTGGAATGTGGATGAATATGGGGACAGATCTTATATGTGGGATTATAGGTGACTTTAAGAAGCAGGAATTTATAAATACTTTTAGAATATTCTGGTAACACGGAGAATAAAGATGCCGCTTAATTTAGCATCTCCTGGAATTGTAGTTAGAGAAGTTGATTTAACTCTTGGAAGAGCTACTCCTTCGTCAAATAAGATTGGCGCAATCGTAGCACCTTTTGCGAAGGGACCTGTAGACTCGCCAACTTTAGTTGAAAATGAAAATGATTTGCTCAACAATTTTGGAGAGCCATACTCAACAGATAAACATTATGAGCATTGGTTGTCTGCTTCTTCATATTTGGCATATGGTGGAGCACTCCGAGTTGTAAGAGCAAATGATAATGATTTAAGAAATGGATTTGTTGGAACTGCATCAAGTGTAAAAATTGATAGTTTAGATCATTATAATGCATTAGGATATGATGAAAATACTCTTGCTGGTGTTGTAGTTGCAGCAAGAAATCCAGGATCTTGGTCAAATGGTATTAAAGTCGCCATAATCGATTCTGAAGCAGATCAAATTTTAGTTGGTGTTAACACATCAGTAGCATCGGGTATTACTACAATTGCAGTTGGATTTGGTGTCACCCAATCAGTTGCAGGTAGAATTAATCCTGGTGCTGGTACAACTTCAGTACTTGATGGTCACTTAAAAGGAATTATCACCGAAATTTCTGGAAGCAGCATATACGTTAAAGTACTTTCACACGTTTCTGCGGCAGGTACCGAAACGCAAGTTGACTATCAACCTTCTGGAGTTTATGCCTTCTCTTCAACTGGAAGTGTTGCAATTCATGCAACTGGTCAATCTGTTGCAGCAGGATCAACTTCATATACTTCTAGACTAGATTGGTTTGATCAACAAACTTTAGGTCTCACAAGTACTTCTTCTATTTCTTGGAATAATATTGCTCCAAGACCAGGAACTTCTGCATATGCTGCAGCAAGAGATTCTAGATTTGATGAAGTCCATGTAGTAGTAATTGATGCTTTTGGAACTGTAACTGGAAATGCTGGAACAATTCTTGAAAAGCATTTAAGTTTGTCGAAGGCATCTGATGCAGAGTTTTCTGTGGGCAATCCATCTTACTGGAGAAAGTATATTGCAAATAATTCGCAGTATATCTTCGGTCTAGGATCACCAACCGGTATTGTAACCACAGGATATAGTAGTGGTTTCAATTTAGAATCGGACGTTGCTTGGGATCAAGAAGCAGAGGGAATTACCTTTGCTGCTGCTGGAGCATCTACAAACACCCTCACTGGTGGTAAAGACTACAGTGGTGTGGCAAACCTTGATACTGCAGGATCTCTGACAGCGACTCTTGGAGAGTTGTCTGACGGATATGATTTATTCGAAAATACAGAAAACTTCAAAGTAGATTTCCTTCTGATGGGATCTGCCGCATATGATATTTCAACTGCACAGGCACTTGCCAATAAACTGATTTCTGTTGCAGAATTGAGAAAGGATGCAATTGCATTCATTTCGCCATACAGAGGTGCTGCTCTCTCGGATACTTCGGTACAAACTGCAGTAACTGTAAGATCTGCTGCCGATATTACTGATAACGTAATTGAGTTTTATGCTCCGGTTTCATCTTCTTCTTATGCAATCTTTGATAGTGGATACAAATACATGTATGATAGATTTGCAAATACCTTTAGATATGTGCCATTAAATGGAGATATTGCCGGTCTTTGTGCTCGTAATGATATTAATAACTTTGCTTGGTATTCACCTGCAGGAACTTCCAGAGGTGCAATCTTAAATGCAGTTAAACTTGCATACAATCCATCAAAAGTTCAAAGAGATAAACTCTACTCAAATAGAGTCAATCCGGTGATATTCTCACCTGGAGCTGGAATCATTCTCTTTGGCGACAAGACGGGTCTAGCTAAAGCATCTGCATTTGATAGAATCAACGTACGTCGTTTGTTTGTTTATCTTGAGGATGCAATTTCTCAAGCAGCAAAGGATGCTCTCTTTGAATTCAATGACGAAATCACTAGAACAAACTTCGTAAATACAATCGAACCATTCTTGCGCGATGTCCAAGCCAAGAGAGGAATCTTTGATTATGTTGTTATTTGCGATGAGACAAATAACACTGCTGCTGTGATAGATAATAATGAATTCATTGCAGACATTTACATCAAACCAGCAAGGTCCATCAACTTCATTGGACTCAACTTTATTGCCACCAAGACTGGTGTTGATTTTGAAGAAGTAATCGGAAACTTTTAATTTAGAGGTTTAACACAAAATGGCAACCAGAACCCAACTTAACACAATTCCATTAAGAAAAATTACAGACTTCAAGAGCAAGCTGTCGGGTGGTGGCACCAGAAGTAACCTCTTTGAAGTTGAGCTTGCTTTCCCAGCAGCACTTGGTATTGACTCAAATACCCTAGACAAGAGTAGATTTCTTGTCAAAGCAGCAAATCTTCCCGCATCAAATGTTACTCCTGTTGAAGTAGCATTCAGAGGAAGAACTTTAAGACTTGCTGGAGATCGCACATTCGAAAGCTGGACGATTACTGTTATTAACGATACTGACTTTGCAATTCGCTCTGCATTTGAAAAGTGGACCAACTACATGAATCGCCTTTCTGATGCAACTGGCACTACAGATCCAGCACTTTATCAAGCAGATGCATTTGTTTATCAACTTAATCGTGATGGAAGCATCTTAAGAGCTTATCACTTCTATGATTTATTCCCAACTAGCGTAAGTGCAATTAACTTGGCATACGAGACTGAAGCAATTCAAGAGTTTACTGTTGAAATGCAAGTACATTGGTGGGAAGCAATTAAAGGATCTTCGCCAGCAGCAGGCGGTGAAGATATTAACTAAATAGAGTATCATATAACGTTTAACTTATAAAATGGCGAAACTTTTTGGTTTTTCGATTGAGGATAATGAAAAAAAATCCAAATCAATAGTTTCCCCCGTACCTCAAACCGATGAGGACGGGGTTGATTATTATATTCAATCTGGATTTTATGGTCAATATGTAGACATTGAAGGTGTTTATAGAACTGAATTTGATTTAATGCGCCGTTATCGTGAGATGGCACTTCATCCAGAGTGTGATAGTGCCATTGAAGATATTGTAAATGAAGCAATCGTAAGCGACCTTTACGATTCTCCCGTTGAGATTGAATTAACAAATCTAAACGCAAGCGACAAGTTAAAGGATATAATTAGAAAAGAGTTTAAGTCCATCAAAGAGATGATGGATTTTGATAGAAAATCTCACGAAATTTTTAGAAATTGGTATGTTGATGGAAGACTTTATTATCTAAAAGTCATTGATATGAAAAAACCTCAAGATGGTATTCAGGAATTGAGGTATATTGATCCAATGAAGATGAAGCACGTTCGTCAAGAAAAGAGAACGAAGGGAAAAAATGGCACAGATATTGTAGATAGATTAAATTATAATGGAAATTCGGCAAATAATTTAGATACAATGTATTCTGAAATGGAAGAATACTTTATCTACTCTTCAACTCCAAGTTACCCGATGGGTAATTTAAGTGGAGCTTCTAAAGGTTCTCTTAAAATCGCTAAAGATTCAATTACATATTGCACCTCAGGATTGGTTGATAGAAATAAAGGCACAGTTCTTTCATATCTACATAAAGCAATTAAGGCACTCAATCAACTCCGAATGATTGAGGATTCTCTTGTCATTTACAGATTATCAAGAGCACCAGAGCGTCGTATTTTTTATATTGATGTTGGCAATCTTCCAAAGGTAAAAGCAGAGCAATATCTCAAAGAGGTTATGTCTCGCTATAGAAATAAATTAGTTTACGATGCTAATACTGGAGAAATCCGTGACGATCGTAAATTTATGAGTATGCTTGAAGATTTCTGGCTCCCTCGTCGTGAAGGTGGTAGAGGAACGGAAATTACTACTCTTCCAGGTGGTCAAAATCTTGGAGAATTGTCTGATATTGAATATTTCCAAAAGAAACTTTATAGATCTTTGAATGTACCCGAAACCAGAATTGCTGGGGGTGGAGAAGGATTTAATATGGGTCGTTCTTCAGAGATTCTGAGAGATGAATTAAAGTTTTCTAAATTTGTCGGTCGTCTGAGAAAAAGATTTGCTCAGATGTTTAATGATATGCTTCGTACCCAACTTCTTCTGAAGAATATAGTTTCTCCCGAAGATTGGGAAAAGATGGAAGATCATATTCAATATGACTTCCTTTACGACAATCATTTTTCAGAATTGAAAGAAGCAGAACTTCTCACAAATCGTTTGACACTTTTGACTACGGTAGAACCTTATATCGGTAAATATTATTCAACAGAGTATGTGCGTAAGAAAATTCTTCACCAAACAGACTCCGAAATTATCGATATTGATTTACAAATTGATGATGAAATTGAAAAAGGTATACTCCCAGATCCAAATGCACCAGTAGATGAAATGGGAAATCCATTACCCCCTGCAGGTGAGGAAGGTGCTGGACAAGCAATTGAGCAAGGTGCTGGAGGAGAGGTGCCAATTGAACCAACAGTAGATGTGTCGCAGGTAGAGATAAAAGAACCTAAAGGTGGCAAAATATAAATAGTCCTATAATAATAAAATAAATTTATGGAAGAACTTATCGATTTGATTGCATCTGATGGTGCTCCAGCAGATGTTTCCGACAGAATTAAAGAATTTTTGTATGCAAAAGCTGCTGATAGAGTAGATGCTGCTCGTCCAGAAATTGCTGCAGTGATGTTTGGTGAAGATGATTCTACTGGAGATAACGAATAATGGCAATAAAAATTGTCCAAAATGTAAATAGAATTTCCCCTACAGTTTCTGTAGCCGCTACTAGCAATCCAATTGCACTCAAAAGCGGATATATTCGTGTTGCTTGTGCTTCAACAGCAGTATATGTAGAAACTGGGGGAGAACCTGTAGCTACTGTTAATTCTTTCTTGATTTCTCCTTTTGGAAATGAAGTTTTAAAGGAAAGACTTGCAAAGCAGCAGATAGTAGGAATTACTACAGGAGCATCAACTGTAATCACTTTTGATAATAATGCAGGGAATCCTTTCTTGGTTGGTGATTATGTAACAATTGAAAATGCCCAACCTGTCGGAATTAATACAGTTCATAGATTAGTAACTGCTACAACTGATTCAACAGTTACTATTGCTGCAAATACATCATCAATTGTTGGAGTAATTACTGCAACTGGATCTACTTTATCCAGAAGCGTAAGAGTTTCAGCTCTTGCTCTTGATAACACCACAAATGTGACCATCACAGAAGTAGTACAATTAGTTTCCGAATAAAATGAAACTCATCACAGAAGAAATTCAAAAAGTAGAGTTTATTACCGAAAAAGTAGGTAATAAAAAAAATCTATACATTGAGGGTATTTTCCTTCAAGGTGATATTTGCAATCGTAATGGAAGAATGTATCCGATGGCAACTCTGAGTAAAGAGGTTGGCAGATACAATGAAAACTTTATTCAAAAGGGTCGTGCTCTCGGTGAACTTGGACATCCCGATGGACCAACTGTAAATCTAGATAGAGTTTCTCATAAAATTGTTTCTCTTACCCGCGAAGGAAACAATTTTAAAGGAAAAGCATTGGTTCTTGAAACTCCTATGGGTAAGATTGCAAAGTCTCTCATTAGTGAGGGAGTTTGTCTCGGTGTTTCTTCTCGTGGAGTTGGATCATTGAGAATGACCAATGAGGGTCACAAAATTGTTGGTGAAGATTTTATGCTTGCAACTGCTGCTGATATTGTAGCAGATCCTTCTGCTCCAGATGCTTTTGTTTCTGGAATTATGGAGGGTAAAGAGTGGATTTGGGAAGGTGGTATTCTTCGTGAAAAACTTGCCGAACAAACACAAAGAAGAATTAACACTCTTGTTGACCAAAAAAGACTTGAAGAGCATAAGTTGAATCTATTCAACGAATTTCTTTCAAATCTGTAAATTATAAATAAATATAGATTAAATACAAGATCTAAAAAAAATGTCCGTTGGTAGCAATTTACAAGAAATGGAAAACGTAGTAACCAAAGGGGCTGCACCTGCCGAGCCAATGCACAAACTGACTGGGACTACTCCTGGTCAAACTGCTGGTTGGGAAGATCTCGGTGGTCCTACTCCAGAAAATTACAAGCCCGATGATAGTTCAGCAGAATTAAAGACTCCTGCTGCAACTCTTGCTCAAGTAAAGGATGTTGTTAATGCGAAAGCACAAGCAGCAATGCCTATGCAAGGAGTCAAAGAGGAAGCAGAAGATGAAGAGGAAGTAGTTTCCGAAGCTGCTGAAGAAGATGAGGATGAGGCACCCGAAAAAGGAAAAGATGAGGGTGGCAAGCATAAAGAGGGTAAGCATAAAAAAGGCAAAGAAGAGCCTGGTGAAGAAGATGATGAAGATGAAATGAAAGAAGAATTTGATATCGAAGAAGATGTCAATGCTCTTCTGGAAGGTGAAGAACTCTCCGAAGAATTCCAAGAAAAGGCACGTATCATTTTTGAATCTGCTATCAGATCAAAAGTTGCTGAAATTAAAGAGCAACTTGAAGAGGCATATGAGCAGACTCTTGTAGAAGAAATTCAATCAATTAAAGAAGGTCTTGTAGAGCGTGTTGACGCATACCTTGAGTATGTTGCTGACGAGTGGATTCAAGAAAATGCACTCGCAGTTGAGCACGGTCTTAAGACCGAAATGACCGAATCATTCCTCCAAGGAATGAAGGGTCTTTTTGAAGATCATTATGTAACAATCCCTGAAGATAGATATGATGTCATCGAGAGCATGGTAGATAAACTTGATGAAATGGAAGAAAAACTCAACGAGCAAATTGAAAGAAATGTTGCTCTAAATAAAAGATTAGCCGAGTCAGTTTCTGATGTAATTTTTGCTGAAGTCGCTGAGGGTCTTGCACTTTCTCAAAAGGACAAACTCGCTTCTCTTGCCGAAAATGTTGAGTTTGATGGTGAAGAGAGCTATCGTGAGAAACTAGTAACTCTGAGGGAATCTTATTTCCCAACCAGAACCGCTGGTACTCAAAGAAACGCTAGTGAAAATCTGTCGGAAGAAACTAATCTGAATATTCAATCGGTTAGTGGCACAATGGGTGCATATCTTCAGACTCTCCAAAGAGTTTCTAAAAAGTGATTTTTAAATCATAAATCAAACAACAACACTTTTAAAGAGGTAAACACAAATGCAAGGATTCAACCTAGAATCACTGCAGGAGAAGTGGGCTCCGCTCCTTGACTACGAAGGTCTTGATTCTTTCAAAGATTCACATCGTAGAGCTGTAACCGCTATCCTGTTAGAAAACCAAGAAAGAGCACTCCGTGAAGAGCGTGAGTTTCTCTACGAATCACCAACCAACAGCACTGCTTCAGGCGCAAATCCTGGTCTGGGTGCTGCAACAACCGGTGCTATGCAAGGTTTTGACCCAGTTCTGATTTCACTAATCAGACGTTCAATGCCTAACCTGATCGCTTATGATCTCTGTGGCGTTCAGCCAATGAATGGTCCTACCGGACTCATCTTCGCAATGCGCTCACGTTACACCAGCCAGGCTGGAAACGAGACCTTCTATAACGAAGTTGATTCAGCATTCTCCGGTCAAGATTCCGGATTCAATAACACCAACGGTTGGACCGGTGGTTCAGTCGGTATGGGTACTACCGCTCAAGGCGGCACCAACCCATCAGTACTTGACCCAACCAACCAAGCAAACAACGCTACTGGCGCTAACCAGTATAACGTTGGTCAAGGAATGAGAACTGACGAATCAGAATCGCTTGGCGAATCTGACCAGTTTAACCAGATGGCATTCTCGATTGAGAAAGTCACTGTTACTGCAAAGTCACGTGCTCTGAAAGCCGAGTACTCACTTGAGCTTGCTCAGGACCTCAAGGCAATCCACGGTCTGAATGCTGAAGCGGAATTAGCAAACATTCTCTCAACTGAGATTCTTGCTGAAATCAACCGCGAAGTTATCAGAACCATCTACAAGATTGCTAAGCCTGGTGCTCAAGTTAATACCGCTACCGCAGGTACTTTTGACCTCGACGTTGACTCCAACGGTCGTTGGTCGGTTGAGAAGTTCAAGGGTCTGATTTTCCAAATCGAGCGCGATGCAAACGCAATCGCCCAGCAAACTCGTAGAGGAAAGGGTAACACCATCCTTTGCTCTGCTGACGTTGCTTCAGCACTTGCAATGGCAGGTGTCCTCGATTACACCCCTGCACTCAACGCAAACCTCAACGTTGATGACACCGGCAATACTTTTGCTGGAGTTCTTCAAGGTAAGTATCGCGTCTACATTGACCCATATTCGGCAAACGTTTCTGCTAACCAGTTCTACGTTGTCGGTTATAAGGGTTCTAGCCCATATGACGCTGGTCTCTTCTACTGCCCATACGTTCCTCTGCAGATGGTACGTGCTGTTGGCGAGAACACCTTCCAGCCTAAAATCGGCTTTAAGACCCGTTACGGAATGGTTGCAAACCCATTCGCTGAGGGTCTTACCGCTGGCGCTGGTGCTCTGACCACCAATGCAAACACCTACTACAGAAGAGTTAAGGTTGCTAACTTAATGTGAGTTAGTTTACAACTCTTTCAAGAGGGTCCTTCGGGACCCTCTTTTTTTATCTAAATATCAATAAAACATTATGGCGTCTGCTTATCGAAATCAGATACAAAACCGAAACTTTCTTTCACCAGTTGGTTTTAATTTTACTCTTGCAAAAGAACCAAAGGTAAGTTTCTTTTGCAACTCGGCAAGAATACCAGAAATTACACTTTCATTGGTTCAGCAACCATCATATCTTAAGGATATTGATGTTCCAGGCGGCAAACTTCAATACGGCGACTTATCTTTAAGGTTTTTAGTCGATGAAGATATGATGAATTATATGGTTGTCCATAATTGGTTAACTGGATTGGGATTTCCAGAAACCACGGGGCAATATAAAGAATTAATTACAAATGATGATGGACTACAAGATTCTAAAAGAGCATTTAGTGATGGAAGTCTTTATATTTTAGATAGCAATTATAATACAAACTCAATAGTAAAATTTAAAGATTTATTTCCGGTCTCTTTGACATCGTTGGAATTTGACTCCACACAAACCGACATCCAGTACTTTACAGCAGAGGTATCTTTCAAGTATACTATCTACAATATCTTGAGCGAAACTGGACAACCTCTATGACACTTGATGAAATTCAGGAAATGTGGCAGAGAGATGCTGTCATTGACCCTGATAATTTGCACGATGAATCTTTAAAAATTCCCCAACTTCATTCCAAATATTATACCATTTACAATACAATTACTCTTCTTCGTGAGAAAGCAAGAGAAACTTTCAATAGAGTTAAACTTGAACGATACAACTATTACACGGGAAAGGCACCTGCAGAGGTTTATATAGAAGAACCATTTCCGTATAAAGTTAGAGACAAAGAAGCGTTACAGAGGCATATGGACGCTGATGAGAGACTGAATAAAGTAGAACTCAAAATTAGATACTATGACATTATGTTAAAGTTTTTGGAAGAGATTATTAAGTGTATATCAAATAGAACGTTTCAAATAAAGAATGCTCTGGAATGGCACAGGTTTCAATCGGGGTTTAACTGACGAAATAAATATTCATAACTGATATTTTATGAATGTCACATTTGGTCATATCAAAAAAGAATGAGGTATATCTTCAAATTGAGGCAGGAGCACAC